CGTAAGTTCTTTTTCGGGCTAGACTGAAAAGCCTTTTTTCTTGCCTTGTGCTCGGGCGGCCCACAGCCCTAAACGACGTATCGACGCGTTTTAAAGTGCGTAAGTCTTCCTGCTAGCTTTCTCCTATGTTCTAGTGGTAAAGGCAGGCGTGGTACCGCCCACGTTATCCGCGTAGTCGAACCCATCTGGATTCAGGCAAAGCAAGACTCCCTTGAGTAAGGAGTTTTGTGGCGGTTGACCCAGTATGGTGTCCTGTAGGGGTTTCAGGACTTGCATTGAACTTGCAAACAAAACGAAACTGACGAAGCTCTACCTCCCCGGGTGCATCGACCACCATAGGAGAGCAGAAAAGCATTACACTCAAAGCACTGTGTGCTTCTTGACCTAATGTCAGCATTATCCACCTCTGTGAGTGACTCGCTTGCGTCTTTGGACGCAGCCACCTTGGTAGGGAAGTTCACTGTTTCGGCGAGTGTTGTGACCACTGTGGCTAACGATGGAGCTCAGCATTTGGTAACGACCACCTCTAATTCCGTGTTTCCTGCAGGCACTTATTTGGTCCGTCTGTCCGCTCTACCGAGCTGCACAGCGAACACTGCAATATTGTGTATACAGGTCGGTTTTCAGGGGACTGGAGTTAGCTTGCCATCGTGGACCACTACCTCTTTTACTGGTTCTACCGCCGAAGTCACCTCCCCCCAACTACCCAGCGCGACGCCCTTGGTCAATTTGGTGGCCAACGGTTCTCCGCTCCAAAGCATTGCTTTTGATCGCTCATATATTGTGGACAATCCAGTGACGGGGGCTAATCTTGTGACCCAGTATCTCTACAAGGGGAATGCTGGAAATTCTATGACGATTGTTTATTCATGGACCGCCATTCAATTACAATAGCCCCACTTTTTTCGAGGTCATGGCGACTGCGACAAGTACATCAGCTCCCGATTCTTTGATTAACGTTTTGGACTCTACCGGCTTAGTCGGTAAACTTACTTTTACATATACGCAAAGTTTTGACATCGCGAACGATGGTGCGGCGCATTCGTTTTCCCTAACCCCCACCACCACCTTCCCGGTTGGGCGGTACTATCTGAAGTTGGGCGTGTTTCCCTATATGGCAACGGGGAGCTGCGCCATCGCTCTGTTGGTCGGATTTTCAAGTACTGGTCAAATATTGAACCATCCAACCGTAACATCCTCAGTTACTTTAGCAGAGGGATCCGCCACGAGCGATTACTTCAAGACGCCGGTGATGAGTGTAGTTGTCAAGGCGGGACAAGGGACAGCTTTGGATCGTTCGTATTTGTTGTACAATAATGAAGCTGCTGCCAATTTTCGGTTGAAAATAACCTATCAGGGTACCAACCCAGATCATTGTATCTTGGCGTACAACATTGAACTTTACCAGCTGTTGTAAGTGCTTTTTCTATGTCGCGCAATCAAGCTATGAGTGTTGCCCGGTCGAGTGTGGAGAGACATTCTCCATCTCAGTTGGCCACAGCCATTTGTATCCCCGGTAGTTGTTCAAACTTGCGGCTCAAGACCTCGCCAATGGAGAGTGAGGCTACGGGAGCCCTAAATTTACACTACCTGCCTACGCTGGCTCAACCAGCCACTAATGGAGATTACACCCTAATGAAAACGGGCATGACTTTCATGGCTTTGTTTCGAGATCCGTTGCGAGCTGCAATCATTTTCACTCCCAATACCGTTGCCTATACATACACTGGCAATTTCGCGAATGGTACGACCATAGCGACCACCCAAACAATTAAGAATCAAGCAGCGGGAGAAGAAATTGAAATAGCGCCGATCTTTTTCACCGGTGCAGGATCAGCTCCCCACGGGACCCATCTTTTTGTAGGCAGTGATTCCAACTCAGACCACAATTGGATCTGGCTGGATAGTGCGGCTGGTGGTGTTAAAGGGTCGACCTTCACTGTCACCCAGAGCACCGCAGCTGCCACAGCACGATTGGTCGTTTATACTTATACAGGAGAAGTATCCGAAGTGGACGTTTTGACTTTTGCGGCTGGCACCAAGAGTTATATGCCCGATGCCGCAGCCTTTCCACGCGGCGGTTATTTTGCTTTTGGCTACATTGACACAGCAGCTGGCCCGGCTACGCAGAACTTGACGGCTGTCATCACGGGATCAGGTGATGTGTTTGCGCATTTGGCGGTTCCACAAGCCTTTGCACACGCAGCACAACTGACCGATGCCAGGATCAACTCTGCTAGTTTCATGGCCACACCGACTGCCTCAATGTTGAACATTTCAGGCACAATAACTGTCGGATCCATTGAAGGTGGTAAACAATGGAACAATTACATTACGTCCGGTGAAATAACCACTCTGCCATTATCTTACTTCTCAGAGTTTCCGTTTGCTAAGGGCTGTTATTCATTTTTGCGGCCCGCTTCTGATGTTGACTTCAAATTTGAAAGATATTCATATTACGGGACAGGAGCAGCAAACAACTCATTGACGTGCATGCGGTTTAAGATCGACAAGCCTTCTCGTTTTAACGTGATGGCTTTGGTGTCTGACAATACGGGAGCGGCAGCTCCAGGGCTTGAATGGCTAGGGACCTTCGCTTGGGACGTAGAATTCCACACCACTGACCAGTGGTTTGAGACCCATCCTCCCGGCGTAACGTTCGATGCTACTAAAGCAGCTCTGGAGGCCGTCGCAATGGTCCCGAATTTCCACGAAAACCCATCGCACTGGCAGAAAATCGGATCTGCTATCTCATATGGTGTCGGTCGATTTGCATCGATGATACCACACTTAACTAAGTTGGTACTGCCTTTCCTCGCCTCCTTGAGTGGTCCAGTGGGCTCTATTGCTTCTGTTGCCCATAGCCTACTCCCAAATAGGCCCACAAACCGCACGGTAGCAAAGTTGGTTCGTCCCAAACCGCGGGTCGTGGTTAAGCCTGCGAAGGGCACTACGAAGAAAATTAGCCGTGTGGCCAGACCCAAACCTAAGGCAAAGACGACTGTGCCGACACTGATAATGACAAAGGCTCAGAGGAAAGAGATGTGGGATCGAGCAGTGTAGCGACGAACGTTTCTTTTGAACAATACACCTGATGTCTTGGCGATTTATCTTTGAAATCTGCCAGCTAATCAAATGTACAACGAGCTTGATCGTGATTACTTTGTTGATTTTTTGTACAACGACAGGCGTTTATTTGGCGGGCATTCGGTGCCGCTTGGAATAAAGGAGCAACAGGTGACAAACCCCAACCCAAAAAACCGGTGTTTAAAGACCCTGGCAAAGCGCTACCAGGGGGAATGTTCAACACCACAATTGCGTTCTGGGCTAAAGGCAGAATTTGCCATGTGAAGACTTGAGGGAAACCTAAGCATAGGCGGACGAGCTGACGAGCCCCGCCAGCTCAGTTAGTTAGACGGGCTAGACTGAGCTCCTCCTAAGTCGGGTTAATAGCTATGTGAGGGCAAGGAGGAACAAATTTAAGCCGTGCGTTAACGGGCCATCCCAACCCGGGGTTCGCGCGGAGGCCTCGCAAATGAAGGCTGGAGCCTGTCAAGCTCCCCCAAAAGTTACGAGTGACCTTCCAAAGGGGACCTTAGAAGTGTAAGTTACAGCATCGCACCCCAACATCAAGAAAACGAACGAACAACGAGGGGCATGCAATGAATCGAACGGTCAAATACGGTTTGTGGGAAACCATGTGACCTTGTGTAATACCCCCCAACACAAACTTGTCTTCAGTGGTACAATGTGTCTGTCTCCTTCCTTAACTTCCCCCAAATGTACAACACCATCCTTCCCTTTATTTCAAAATATTGTTTTTCTTCCTTCTCCACCCCTCATGTTATCCTCTCCTTTTGTTTTGATCCCTTCTTCGTCCGCTAAAATTCAAAGCGACGGCGGACGCAACCCCAACCCTCAAAAAACAGAAGCACTATTGTGCCAAAAAACAAAAGAAAAAATCAAAAACCCAAAAATAATACAAACACCACAACAAATTTCCCATCACCACAAACATGTTTTTACCGTATTGCGGCGGTTGTATTTTTACTTGCCTATTTATCTGTGTGTTATTTTATTGTGTGACTGTGCATGGTACGTTAAAATCCGAAAAGCCGAGTTCCGTCAGTCCAGCGTGTACAAAAAAGATTTGACCGCGGACGGTGACGTGGAAGGAAACCCAGGGCCTACCCGGTTTCAGATGTGCTATGAGTGCGGGTGTGAAAGTTTGTACAACGACCCGTACTTTTGTTGGAGTTGCCAGGCCTCCACCCACCATCTTACCCACATGATAGATGAGATGGGATTTTGCACAACCACCGGATGTCCCTGCGAACAATGGCAAATGTGGTTTGAAGACCACCCCATGTCTGAACATTCATATACAGCCTCTGAAGTCTATCAATATTATGAGAACATTGGGTTCCAACCACAAGACATGGGCTGGGTAATCGCAGCGATGGAAAACGAACTGGGGTATTTAGATGATGACTCGACAGTGTCGATGGAAACGAACGCGCTGAGCGAAATGTCGAGCATGGCCGAAGCAAACCAAAACCTTTTGGTTTTCCAGGAAATGCCATTTCCGGACGTCCAGGAGGAACCCCAGGTCGAGTTGGAGCAAGATCCATTGCGCTTCGACTTCTCATACTTTGACGAAAGGGTCCAGCAGGAGTACTGCTACACCTTCGAAACATGGTTCAGGGACATGGAAGAACCACAGCAGATGGACCCAGAAGAAGATTTGACGGTGTGCGGCGATGTAGCAAAGAATCCAGGGCCAAATAAGAAGGGGAAGGGCACTGGATTGAAACGCTGGGCCAAACGGCCAATGGTGGCACCGCAGCCGGATTACGAAGATGAGTACGTCGAAGACGAGTACTACGAACCACCGAAATTTGACCCACTACCCAAAGTAGAAAAGTATGCGTTTGTCACCTTCAACAAGACGCAAATTGAGGTGACGGACGGCGATCCTGAACAGGAAAAAGACAGAGCCGACAAATTGAAACAGTTTTCATTGTGGGGAGTGGACATCAAATCAAGACATCTCCATATACCGCAATTTTTGCGGCAACTGGATGCGTACGAAGTGGACGGCAAATACACCACCATTTTTCTCGACTGCAGGATGCCAGCCAATATGCTCCGGATGTTCGACCGATACAAAAATTATTATCGGATTGAAGTGACATCGTTCCGGAACGCGGAGCAATTCTTCTTACGGACCGCAGGCAAAATGCAGGTGACCCGAGACCCATATCACTACGATCACGAGATAGTGTCGAGCGTACTGTGGGAACAGTGCGAACCTGAGCGAAAAGCAATTGAAGAAGAACGTGACCTCGAATTCTTGGAGGCATGGAAGACATTCAAGATGGAGAGCGGAGTTCTCGCATACAATCGGATACTGCATGAAAAAGGAGAAAGAATGTACTGGGCGGAACTAGAGTGCGAGGAAGTCACCGCAATGATATGGGAGTATGGCTTGGAATGTGCCGAAATCATAGAGGAAGAAAAGGCAGAAAGGGACCGGCTGTTGGCATTGCCAACCCTAATTTGGGCGAGGCCCACCGAAGAGGCCAAAGCTGCACACAAACGAGCCCTGCGCGAATACGCCGGGGCGAACATTGTTTCCAGTCTGGAATTGGGCTATCGGTCGGCTGCGTCCATTCGACAAGCACAAATGCCAACGCCGCAAATCGAAAGAGTCCGACTGTCTTATCAAGACATGAACGCGTACGCAAAACTCCGAACCAAGGAACGTCGAGTCGACTGCGTGTCGAGACCAGCGACCGAGGTGATTTGGCAATCGGAAAGACCCAAAGTGCTGCAGTTGTTGCAAGAGAACAACGAGATACACCCAAGGGAGAGATTCCCAGTTGTACTGTGGAACTTTAGTGATTATCCAACGCCGCTGCAAATGGCAGGATATCCTGAGTTGGTGTATGAAAACCTGACGTACATTGCAAGGCAAACGAGCGACGCAACCGTCCGAGGCGGGTTGCGACCAAATATAGACCCAATTGACGCAAATTTGTACGTGGAAGCACATGGGTTGACGAAAGTGCAGGAAATTCGAACAGTGCGGGGTTATACCACAACTTTAATCACCACACCAGACCCCGGCCGATTGTCGAGATGGAATCGGTGCAAAAATTTCCTACACAAATGGGTACGGCCGGGGACCATACCCCTGGTTATCGGTGGCCTGTGGCATGGGTGGCCACTACCTGCCGAACGTGAGGTGAAGGTATTGAACATTTTACACGTGGACTCTGAGCTGATTGTACTTGAGGAAATGTTGGACACTGCCACTAAGAGGCTGGTCAGTCAGTTCGGAGTACCAGAAGAAGCCGTCGAGCACCTCAAGACGAAGTTGTATGCACGGTTGGAAAGTACACCCTTGACTAATGTATTGACGACAACAAACATTGTCCATACCGTTGCAAGCACCTTCAAAGTTGATGTAGTAAGGGTATCCGAGTTGGCGGAGATCATGGTGAAGTACCTGATTCCGCTGAAGGCCCGTGTTGCGCGAAGTGTCACGATGACCAACCACAACACCTGGTCGTTAAACTACGGGGGGCCCCCACTCCCGTGTGCCGCCACAGGACAACAATAGACATGATGGCTGAGGATGACCCACATGTGAAATTTGTGGGCATCGCTCTGCATCATTTGGACAGTGTGGTGGTACCGGTAAAGCCCTTTCTATATGGAGTGGTGCGATGTCCGGGCTATTATGGGCCAGCCCCGACATATGATGGTGAAGCCATACCTAGCCTTTCACCGTGTGTGAAATGTGGCGATAAGGAGAACACATTTGCATCACCATCGGGCACCTTGTTATGCGTGGCGTGCTGGAAAAGACACAAAACTATTGTGAGTGAGAAGAAACATCGTTTTTTTCGCACGAAAGCATCAGAGATCGATATGAGAATGAAAGAAAAATCGTGGCCACAAGGGATGTTCCTATTTGGAGGCGATCTGAATAACTACACAGCGGCTGCAGCACGAACCCCCGAAAATGAAATGGACGCTCTCACCTTGCGGATTACAAATCCGTTACCAAGAGTGAATTTGGAGGTCTTTCAGCGATTTCGGAAATTTGTGTATCGCGTGTTGCCGCGGGTCTTTGAGGACTTGTCTATCAGTGAATGGTGTTCCTTTGATGTGTGGAACTCCTTTTTTGACAAAGGACGGAAAAAGATCAACAAACTGTGTTGGCAAAGGGTGGTCTCGGACTCCCAAGGTGGCGTGACATCATTCTCAATGCGCGAGATCCGTAGGATGGCTAGACAAAAAATATTTTTGAAGATGGATAAAGACCCAAAAGGCGTCGATATGCGAAGCAGCAAGGCCCCACGCCTAATTTGTGGTCAGACGGATCCGATATCGGTTATGATGGGAATGGTCGTTAGATCAATAAATGCAAAAATCGAACAGGTATTCAGACACCCTGGGCGGATCGTATTTGCCTGTGGGTTGACACCGAAGCAGCTATCCGTGTCATTCCGAGACATGGTAGCGGAGGACCTTCGATTATTAGATGACGACTTCTCACAATATGATTCCACGCAACACCAGTTGATCTGCGATTTGTTGACGGACATTTATCTATGGATATTTAAACACAAGGTGGACGTGCAACCGGGCGACGCTTTGTGGGACAATTTCGTCAAAATCCGGAAAGTATTGTCAGGAGAGACACGAGGGTGGACAACTGGTGGAATACGCTGCATGATAATGGCTACCATGAAATCTGGACAAGCTGACACGTGCTTAGGAAACTCACTTATCAACATTTTCTCGCACCTATTTGCCATGTCTGAAAGTAGTGGCGTCTCCGACACTGAACTTCTTGGACACTACAGTATGCATGTCTTGGGAGATGACAACACCATGGGAGTACCAAGACATTGGAAAATCGACACAGTGCAACGAACAATGACGCAAATTGGGTTGATTTCCAAGTTGGAAGAGAAGACTGCCGAGACGGTCAAATTTCTCAATATGGCGTTATACCCCACAGATGAGGGGCTGCATTTGGGTATGCTGCCAGGACGCGTATTTTCACGTCTCCTAAGCGCAACCAAGCTGCCGCCCACCGTCATGGGGTACGCAACGAAAGAGGACGTCGCGCTCTCACTGCACAAGGTCGCTTTGGCGAAGTGTATCTTGGCACTGAATCCCCACGTCCCGCTACTTGTCAACATGTGTGACGACATATTGAAAAGTTTTGGAGATGATCGAGCTCAAAAGAAGTTCGATAGGAACTATCAAGAAAGTTCAGCTTTCCGCAAACAGCTGGGCTACTACTTCCGTTCTGCCTTGAAAGGCCCTCCGACAACAGCCAAGGCTAACGCCGCCACCTACGCATACTTACAAGAGCGTTACGACCTATCTGCATCCGGGCTCGACAATACCCTGGAAAGCTGTAAAAAAGCACATCTTTACCATTCGGATGAGTGGATAACCCGTTTGGTTGCGTATGACGCATAACAGGTGCACAAAGAAGAAACATCCCCAGCTGCTAAAACAAATGGGGGATCTGAACGAAACTGGTG